AGATAGCCCAAAAGAAAGAAGTGAACCTGTCAGACAGGTTTATGAAACTTCTGACTCCGACAGAGCAACCCTCGCAGCCATTGCCGAAATCATCGCCCAAGGCGACAGAAACACCGCGCAGTTGAATGCGTGTATTGACTCGTACAACAAAGTGATGGAGGTAATGAATGCTAACCGCTGACCAACTAAAGAGACTCCACATTGGGGTTGAGTGGGTTGATGCCCTCAATGAAACCTTCAACACTTTTGGCATTAACACACAGCGTCAGCAAGCTGCATTCATTGGTCAATGTGGACATGAGTGTGGGCACTTCAAGACCCTGGAAGAAAACCTTAACTATCGTGCTGAAACCCTGATGAAGCTGTGGAAAGCAAGGTTTCCCACCCTTGATATTGCCAACCAATATGCTAGGAATCCCAAGAAGATTGCCAACAAGGTGTATTCCTCACGCATGGGCAACAGGGATGAGGCATCTGGTGACGGGTATCGGTTCAGAGGCCGTGGGTGCATCCAATTGACGGGCCATGCAAACTACTTCCATGCTGGTCAAGCCTTGGGAGTTGACTTTGTGATGGAGCCTGACCTTGTGGCAACGCCCAAGTATGCGGCACTGACTGCTGGTTGGTTCTGGTCAACCCACAATTGCAACAACCTTGCGGAAGCTGCTGATTGGGTTGGACTGACCAAAAAGATTAACGGTGGAACAATCGGCCTAGATGATCGCGTAAAGCATACAAATGAGGCTTTTGCGGTTCTTGGTTCTTGATGCTTTGAGATAGCTGTTGGCGTAACCATTTCGTGCCTTCTAGCCGCTTCCATTCAGCGTAATGGGCAGGAATAAGTCTTATGCTGACAGTCTTTGCAACGCTGGTTAACTCACTTTTGGGTCTTGGCATTTCATTCCTCGTTTAAAGCCATCCAAACCATTAGGCAAACGCCGCCAATGGCTAATGCAATGCCTAGAAAGCCTATGGCAAAGATAGTGATGATTGTCTCAATCACAAACGCCCCTCATTTCCCAACCTGCAATAAAGTAGTTCCATTTGGTTTGCATAGCAGGATTGATGTACTTGTCTCCATCCATCGATAGATCAGAATATGTATAGCCCTTTGATGACATTAGTGCGTGGAATACTTCTCGTGATTTCATGTTAATCCTTTGGTGGTGTGCAAGTGTGAATGTGGGTTAAGTCTGGTGTGCGTTTACCGCATCGTGAGCAGAAGTTTTGCTCTGTGCGCGGCTCTTGCTCAATCTCTTGTCCCAACCTTTGGACTTTACACATAGCGTGTTCTGCCAATACTTCTTCAAGGTCGGTCATGGCTTTTTGAATGTGTGCGTTGATCTTCTCAATCTCTGGAGCGTTGGCCTGTTTGATGCGCTCACGCTCTTTCTCTGCTACCAGTTTGGCAAAGGCTTTTAAATCACCTATATGTATGCCCTGACAGGGCAACAATCCAGCTTCTTTAGCCATCTCAATGATTTCTTGTGTCATGCTTCTTGCTCCAGTGGTACATCAAGCCATTCGCCTGCGTAATGATTTACCCAAGGGTCATCGCCGCTTTTTGTAGCCTTCAAAAACCTGTTGGGGTCCTCCCACCATTGCTGGAGGATGTGAACCCGTTTTCCAGTGGTTTCGTTTATTGGCACTACGCGCTCAACAAAGCGCAGTTTTGGTGTTGGTGTCATTCAGCCACCTCATAAGTCATTTCAAAGATGTCGGGCTTGCAGGGGTAGTGTTCGCCCTTCACGCCAGTGATGATCCAGTCGCCGGGGGTCACCAACATCCAGCCTTCAAGAGTTTGGATTTCTCCAATTGACCCCTTTGGAAGCCCCTGCCGCCTCTCCCATTCCAAATTCACCGATGCTGTGGGCTTGTGAACCAATGGATGGTCGCCCATCTTGAACCACTGGGTGGCCTCAATGACCACTGGTTTCTTTCTGTATTTCATTTCTTCATTCCTCTTACAAAAGCCGCAAAAGACTGCACTGTGTCCCTGCCAAACGCCCCAGTAAACTGGTCTATTTCCTTGGCAACTTCTTCAATCACATCATTGCGGTGCAAGTGAGTAAACTCTGCTGGATGTGAGTAAACATCCATGTGAGCAATCTGCTTCTTGCGCCAACCACTTGTATGGCTCCATTGCCCTTGCTTCAAGGCCAACTCCTCGAAAGCCTCGTCTTCAGGTTCTTTCATCTGCAATCTCCTGATCGTTACGCTTGATTTCATACTTTAGACACGACAAGTCGTTGTATGACATTTCATCCGTTATATCTTTAAACTCTTTGTTATCACGCATCCATTTAACCTTCTTTTCCAGGTAAGGCAGCAAACCAACACTTGCATCAGCCTCATGCCATTCATAATCAACTTCAATGCGATCAATCTCTGGATTAAAGTCATCGTCTACCCACTCAAAAGGTACAAATTCAATTGTTGTCATGTGTTTCTCCTATCTGTTCAATGTCTTGTGCGGCAAGGAGGGCATCCAAGGCCACAGATTTAAGGATTACAAGGGCACTCTCTGGCAAGGATGGATTGAGAGCCTTGTGAGCCTCTACATCCTGCCAGAAAGCGTTTAAACGATTTGTTTGTTGTTGGTTCATGCGTCAATTCTGCCTTGTCTGACAGAGATTGGAATAGGGATTTACCCTAGCTTACGCATAATCCTTTGGAGCCGCCCAGAAACGCCTTTACGGGTTCCAATGACCTCAATGTATCCTTTGTCCAGCAAAGCCCTGTAACGGGCTGTAACGCTTGAATAAGGCAAGTGGGATAGCTTGGCTACTACATCATCTGAGATACAACCATCTGGCCCATAGGCTGCAATGGTTTCAAAGACCAAGGACTCCATCTTAGTGGTGTCGATTGCATGTGCTGCCATGTGGGAAGTGGCAGGGTCATATTTGCGAGACAGTTTAAACGGCGCAGTTCCAAAGAACTTCTCGACTGCACCACCAAACCAAGATTGATCTAATTTTGTCATGTTAACTCCTATTAAATGGGGCCGTAGCCCCGTGAGGTTTATCAAAAGGGAATATCGTCATCCGCATAAACTATCTTTTTGGGATTGGCTGCTGGAGGTTGTCCATCCTTGGGATTGACTGCCAAGCCCATGAACTTGCCACTCTTTCCTTCTTTAATCCATGCTGAGAGCCAATACTCTTGACCATCAACAGTTATGTTACCTTTGTAATCAGGCTGGTTAGCTGATTCCTTTTTGTCGTTCTTAAACAAAACGCCAGAGTTGTCTTTCTTTTCCATATTAGCCTTTCAATGATTCGCCATGTTTCTTCAAAGCACTACGCACATTGCTTGGAAGCAATGCCCACAGCGCCACCTTTTCCTCCTGGTCAGTGATGCCCAGGTATTCCTCATAAGCCCCAATCATGTCATCTGCATTGATTCTGTCAGCAATGGCAATCGCAACATCTGCAATGATGTGTTGCCTATCCTTGGAGACAATGACTCCATCTGTGGGCTTGATGGTCTTCTTGTCTGAGCCAACAGTGCCATCCAAGGCATCATGCTCCAAAACCTCAAGCGCAGCCACCCATAGGTAACGGCGAATATAGGTCTGAACAGCGCCCAGATTTTGCACTTCGTGGCAACCCTTCAATGCCGCCGTAGACATTGGGCTTGTGATAATGATCTTTTCTTCTGTCTTGTCGTTGTTCACAATCGTCATGCTGGCTTCTTCTTTGCCAAAGCTGATGATGGAAGTCAAACCAATTTGCTTGAAGATTTCTAGTGCTGGGATTACAAAGTCACCAAGTTCAAAATAGTAGTAATTTGCAAACTTGTTGTGACCTGATTTCTTGAGTTTGGCCTTGTGAAATTGCTCACGGGCATCATTCAGTTTTTGATATACATTCATTTGTAACTCCTGTTAAATGAGATTTAATTGTGTCAGACTTTGTTGAGAATTCTATAGGTGTTTTCCCTAATTTGCTCTCCTTGTGCTTGTGTGATCCACATTGTCAGCATCGTGAGTTCATGCTGGATTGAAGTGATATCACCCGTGAACCCTGCGTAGTTTTTGTTTAGACACTTGTTCTCCAATGCTTTGGTCTTTTGCTCGATTGCTATCAGCATCGTTGCGTAATCGTTGAAGTCGCTCATCTTTAGCCTTTTGAAATGTGTGAGTTATGTCTGTACAAGAAGCATTCTTATAGACAAATTTAGGGTCTGTGATTGCCAGGGTTGGGAGGGTCATCCTTGCTGGTGTCTTGTCTCGAAGCAAGATGGGCAAGCTGGGTTGCAAGGTCACAATCTCGAAATAGGATAGGACTCGTTTGATCGCAATCGTCAAATGTTTCATCTGAATTGTCTCCAATAATGTCTTGTAAGCGTGACTTCATCTTCATTTTCCACCCCTTGACAATTCAATGGCTTTTTCAATGGTTCGCTGAATTGCTTGTACAAGGAGTTCAAAGTCATCCTCTTGGCCTTCTTCATCCAAGTACCAACGCTCGACACCATTTTCAGAAACCAACCACTCAACTTCATCTCTTGTTAATTGACGCATATCATCCTCACTCATCAAACATTTGTTGAAAAGGGCCATCCATTTTAGCCGCTGTGATCTTGCGTTCATCAAGGGCTTTCTGGACTCGCTCAATGCGGAGATTGCGATAGTGCTGGAGTTCTTCAATGTCATCAACCCAAGGGGTCTTGACAACATCAAACACTCGCAGTTCAGCCCTGCGGCGCACCTTGAGTTCTACTCTGTTCATAACGATTGATGCAACATCTTCTGAGTGGTTGGCTTTGATGGCCTCTACCAGAGCCACGCTGTCTTGGATGGCATCAGCAATGTCTTCTGGGTCTAACTCCTGGACAATCGCCCAGCACTCGTATTTAAACTTTTCCTCATCAGTTGGCATTTGTAACTCCTGTTAAATTTTTTAATCAACTCTACGATCTCGTATTGCTTGAGCAATTGCATTTGCTTGGTAGTGTCCAGACCACTCATCTGCAATGTTTGCACAAGCCTCTCTTTCCATTCTTGCAACAATCTCAAAAGCCATTTCCAAGTGTGGAGTTGAAATTGTCCATGTTTTGTAACCAATGTCCGTGTTTAATGCTATTTGCATTATTCTTGAAGCCTCATGTTTATCCATATTCACTCCTGTTGACCACTGCCAAATAGCAGTGATGGGACTGTCGCACAGAAAAAAGATGCGTGGAATAGGTGTTTTCCCTAGTGCAAAAACTTGTAAAACCCATCATACTGATGTTTTTAAAGGACAGCAATGCGACTTAACCTAACTCACAAAACCCTGTTAAAACGGCTCACAGATGGCCCCAGGGCAATGTTTGAACTCACCCACAGCAACACCAATGACAACGCTGTGTCCTTCCACTATGCCAAGTACCTACCAGAACTGGAGCGTTTTGGTTATGTGATCTTCCATGATGACAAGTGGCATCTGACCCAATATGGGCGCATGGAGATGAACAGGGCCATCAGTGGTGCAGCCATGAGAATTGAGAATGGGTCAACCACAGAAAAGTATGATGGCAAAGAACTGCGTAGAAATGTGTTTCGCAGAGGTTGTTACGACTTCTTACAACTTCCTAGCAGGTTTGGAGATAATTTTGTACCCAGGAAAACCCCTACTTGACAACCTATTTTTTTATGGTGTACATTCCGTTTGTCAAAAGCGCCGACACGCATAGACGAAACATGAGGCCATTTACTCATGCGTTCACCCCGAAAGGGACAGTGTGTCGGCACTGGAACGCAGTAGTAAGTGGCCTTTTGCGTTCTTGATCGTACTCCACACGATAGCAGAGCGTTTGCATGGACGGCTTGGAAGAAAACACCGCACCCTACACACCCAAGGGCAAAAGGCGAACAGCGTTGGTTGAGCGACTGTTGAAGCATCTGGTACACGGTGGAAAACAAGGCCAGATGTATAAGCGAATCAACCCGTCAAGCGCACTTGGGGCTTTTCTAGTTTTTCAATCTTAATAGGAGTCAATAATGAACACTGACAAGTCTGGAGAGGGAAGGATACTCAGTCTATCCACCCTTGGAGAACCTATGTCTGAACAAGAGTTTGAGGACAAAATGAACACCTACGAACTCGACCAACAGTATGCTGAGTACATCATGGAGCGCAGAAATGTTGGCAATGGAGAGATGCTAATCCGATTGATGGAGAGAGGCGATCTTTATGAAGATTTCAAAGAACATATCATGTGGGGTGGAAAATGATGTTTGAAAACTTTTGGAAGGCTTGGCCTAGTAGTCCCAGAAAAGGGGCTAAATCGGCTTGCAAGAAGGTTTGGGACAAGTCCTACTGCGATACCCAAGCAGATCAGATAATTAAGCACCTAGCCTGGATGAAGACCACAGAACAGTGGCTAAAGGCAAATGGGGCGTTTATCCCTGCTCCTTTGGTGTATCTGAACCAACAACGTTGGGATGGCGCAGAAGTGCCTGAAATGGCGTTTAAACCGCTTGTAGACCCTGCCCTAGCCAAGATCAAGGCAGACATTGCCAAGGCATCACCAATGCCCGAAGAAGTGCGTCAAAGACTGGCGCAACTTAGGACAAGGCAATGAGAGTTTTACCAATAAAACCATTTGAAGCAGAACCTTGGTTATTACAAAAACACTATGCAAAACGACTACCTCAAATTATGTTTGCATTTGGTCTTTATAGAGAAAGTATTTTGATTGGAGTAGTAACCTATGGGATACCCGCATCACCACCATTATGTATGGGTATTTGTGGCAAAGAATACTCAGAAAAGGTTTTAGAGTTGAACAGAGTATGCTTATTAGAAAATAAAAAAAATGAGGCATCATTTTTAGTTGCAAACTCAATTAAGTTACTTCCAAAGCCAATGATTATTGTTTCTTTTGCAGATACAAGCCAAGGCCATGTTGGTTATGTTTATCAGGCTACAAATTTTATTTATACTGGATTGTCTGCAAATAGAATAGATTGGACAATCAAAGGCCAAGAGCATAAACACGCAAAAACTATTGGAGATGGACTAACTCTAGAAGAAATAAAACATTTACATGGTGATGATTTTTATTATGTCGAAAGATCAAGAAAGCATAGATATATATTATTTCATGGATCAAAAACTGAAAAGAAAATAATGCGATCAAAATTAAAATATCAAGTTGAACCATATCCAAAAGGAGATTCTCAAAGATATGATTCTGGAGTATCTGTCAAGACACAAGAATTATTATTTATATGACTGAACAGCAATTTGAAGCCGCCATGAGATCATTTCGACTCGAATTGGAATACATGGACTACATCATGGACAGGGCCAGCCTTGAAAACGGTGATGGGATTTTCCGATTGATGGACAGTGGTGATTTTTATCAAGGCTTCAAAGAAAAGATGACAGGAAACCAAAATGAACAAAGATGAAGCACACCACTTGCTCAACAAAAGAAAACAAGGGCTTGCCGTCCCGCTCTACATTGTCAACAGAGCCTTACTTGTATCAGGAGACATTAGCATGGCTTGTTCACCTTGCCAAGCAACCTGGGTGGAAAGCACAGGCATGGCACAGGGCGAAGGAATTAGAGAGTTGTTCCACCCATTTGTGGATTGGAATAAAAACAGATTTGACGAACCACATGAAAGCCCAATATGACCATCTGGATCGGGCTTGACCCTGGCAGCATCAGTGGCGCAGTTGGCGCATTGGATTCAAATGGCGACTATTTAGACTCTTTCATGATTGAGCATAAAGATAAGAATATATTGCCCCTCGTATTCAAAAACATGATTTTGCGCTGTATTGACCCAAAAGAGGGCGCAGAGATTTGCATGGAATCAGTCCATTCAATGCCAGGGCAAGGGGTTGCAAGCAGTTTTCAGTTTGGCAGGGCAGTAGGCGTTATCTCAGCGGTAGCTGAATTAACCCGTTACCCTTTTCACTTGGTAACGCCTCAGAAATGGAAAAAGTATTTCCACCTAACAAGCGATAAAAACGAAAGCCTAGACCTTTCCCGTAGTTTTTGGCCTGAAGCAAAGCTAATCAGGAAAAAAGATGGAAACAGGGCAGAGGCATTATTAATTGCACTTTACTGGAAAGACCAAATAAATGGCAGGGCAGATTAAATCAGGCGGAAGAAACACAACCCTAGACTTGAGTGCCGAACAAAGGTCAATTTTGGTAACCATTGGAAATGGAAACTTGACCGAAGGGGGAAAGATAGCGATTGACTGGGCAGCGCATTTTTTCAACTGTGGCCTAGACCCTGAAATGAACCTAAACTTTGTGGGCTTGGTGACCACACTGCCAAACCAAGATGATGATTGACCACAAAAGGGCTTGCCAAAGGGCTTTAAAGGGGCTTTAAGGGGCTTTTGTTGGCAAACCCAATGCACCCTACATGGTAGGGCTTGCAGGGGCTTAAAACAGGCAAGAAAAAACCCGCACTTGGCGGGTCTTAGTTAGTGGTTGCTGACTTAGGATGTTAGGTCTTCACAAATTTGCATTGCATCATTGATTTCTTGCATGAGTTGGGTTTCTTGGTTTTCAGTCATGCCCATGTCTCGCAATTCCATAATGGGCATTTTCCCTTCTGTGATTGAGCAATCATAAGCATTTTCGATTCCCCAGGGGCCAAAAATAATATCGTCAACTCTAATATCAAAACAAAAGCCTGATTGATCGATTGATTCTAAAGTGACAAAACTGCATTTCTGCATAATTTTGTCGTTGATTTCTTTAATCTGTTTATTCATAAAAGCCTTTCAAGTGAGTTTTTTTCTAGTCAAAATGCGGAGAATTAGCGCCAAGGTTGCGTATATCATCGTAATTCACGCGCAGGAATATAGCTAAACTCTGCCTTGAATTGTTCTAGCGTCATGTGCTTGGCCTTATATGTGTCGCCAAACTGAGTGAAACATGAATAGACCGCATAGCCTTCGCTATTGTGGCGAGATGCTTCACCCACCAGAAAATTGTTTCCTATCATCTTTCGAGGGGGCAAAACCTCCAGCATTTCCCAATACATTTTTTTTGTGGTGGGAATCCAGGCATTGGGGTTAGCGTCCATCGCATCCCAGAGGGCTTGCCATTCAAGGGGCTTATTCATGCTGCCACCTCTTCACTGGTCAATGCGTTGATACGGTCACACAATTGGGGCAAGCATCCGTCATATTCTTGGAAAACAATGCCACCACCATATTTTTTATTGTGATATTTTTTGCCGCCCAAGGTTTTAGCAAGTGCAAGGGCAATTTCATAACGCTGAGAGAGGTCAATATTTGACTGCCAGCCATGAACATCAAGCTTTAAAAAATGGCAAACATGGCGCGGGTTTCCATTTATGTCATGCTTTATTTTTGTGAAATCTGAGGGTTTTATCATCATTAACACCTATTGAACCCTGGAAAAGCCCAGGCCAAAGGGCACATAATGCCCTTGAGCCTTGGTTTTATGCGTTATATCCGTTTGATTTCAACCATTCAATGCACTCTGAACGATGGCCTTCACAAACCAGCTTGCCTGATTTGCTTTTGTATGGGAATACATCAAGATAAAAATTATCTGTGCCCCAAACAGGGAAAATCATCGCTCTGGCTTTTGTGATTGGATGGCGATAGGTGGGCGCTTTATGTAGATGGGTTTGCATGATTTAAGCCTTTCAAGTTGTCCAGAGAATGAAAGCCAAGGCCATGAAAGCCAAGGCCGAACCGATAACGACAATTTTGTCTTGGTAATCCATCATTGTGCCCCGATCAATTTACCAGTGCGTCCCTTGGTAAAGGGATGATTGAAGATAGCACTAGGGCTAAATTCAGGGGGAAATAAGATTACAGCATGATAAGGGTGAAACATGGGTTTGTCGTTTTCAGGGACAAAAATCCAGCCCCCAGTGCCACAATGCTCACGATAAACCCTTGCAGCGGTTTCAGTGTTAAAGGTAAGATATTGATTCATTTTAACGCCTTTTGAGTGAATGATTGTTGAATGATAGGGGCAAAAAGCCCCCATGCAATTAAGATAAACCCTAGTTATCTGTAAAAATACAATTGTGCATTTTGTTCACAATCCCTGGGAGTTGACCCCCAATATTTTCTACCAGTGGCATAACCAGTGATAAACCAGTTACCAGTAATTAGGCATTTTGTAGGTTTCATATTGGCCCCTGGTTATTGAATCGGGTCGGTTTGCGAAATATGGAATACTTTAACTGAACGACAAAGTTTATCGGGTTTGCCATCTTTATTGGTTTCAATCCAAGTGACACATTTAACGCCCGTTTCATACCTACGCACTTGGCGACCTAGGGCTTGCCAAGCGTTATAAGTGAAGATATTTACCCTTGGCACAATATCATTGTGGGCGATACCCTTGGCAGCAAACCCTTGCACGATAGCAGGATAATTTAAGAGTGAATCCCCTTGCTTGGCACGATTAAGGGAATCGATTGATTGTGTGATTTTGTCCATGATGTAACGCCTATTGAGTGAGTGAGTAAGAATTTTAGGGGCGATTAAGCCCCTAGGGAATAGGGATAAACCCTTATGCAGCCATTTCCTGCGCTTGTTTTTCCATCTTGAAGATTTCCCACTGCAATTGCTCAGTGGTGTAGATTTTCTTCAAGCGGCTGCCCGAACCCCAGGCATGGGTGACAGTGTATTTGCCATCTTTACGCTTACCAGTAATGGTAAGAACATGGCCCGACAATCGCCCATCTTTTTCAGTGGTGAATTGTCCATAGGATTGTTTGAAGATAACGATTGACATAATAAAGCCTTTCAGAATTGATTGATTGAATCCCAGGGAAACCCCAGGCCACTAACCCCTGGACTGCAAGGGTTAGCAGTCTGAAGTTTATTGGTTCAGGGCATACTGGCGCAGGGTCTTAATGTAACCCCTGAAGCTCTTTGCACTCTTTGCATTGTCATACCATGCACACACCACTACGCCAGAGGGCTTAACGCCTAGGAAAACGCCTTTGCTAGACTTGTCTCCAGCGTAGACCCATTGGCCCGGCTGAATGTCTTTGATTCTAGTTGCAGGGACTACATTCCAGATATTGATTGGTGCTTGATATTTCATGATTTACGCCTATTAAGTTGATTGAATGAATCACTGGTTTTCGTTTCCCAGTGATATAAATATAACGCACCGATCACTGCAAAGATATAGGGACAAACCCTAGGTTCCCCCATTATTTATATAGGTGCTTACTCTATGAATAACAAAGTATACAGATAACAATCTATGTTCTAGTATAGTGTATACAATCCTGTGTACGATTGTGTGTACAGTAGGTCTACCAGAAAAGGTGCTTATGCAATTTACGCATAACCATCCGACCGGTCGGTTAATTAATTCTCAGGGTTTCTACTACCTAGGGTTTACCCTCTCAGGGTTTCTACCTAGGTACTTACCCTATTAGGGTTTACCATTAAGGGTTTGTAGGGGGGGAGGGGGTGGTCGTGGGCTGAGAGATTTTGTGGTGCCCCCCATCCACAAAAAAGGTGAAATTATGATTGCCTACAAAAATGACTAGCTTTTGTTAGGAAGAGAGTATGTGCTACAGACGGATTGTGGTTGGTAACAGACGAGTTCAGGCACCCGTGTAGGGTTAGCCTTCTTTTCAGAAGTGAACCTCTTGTTTATCTAAGCTAACCAGTATCTTGTTTGTCAGACAAGTGGCTCAGACTACATTTCCTGTTCACCTTGCCATGATTCATCCCGAATGATGGGGGGTTACTTAAGAGTCGCCTGACTCGCTACGATTATCCTAATTGGTCGGTTCCACCGCATAGAGGGCTGGGTGATGGCCCCGTGAAGAATGTACTAGGGTTTACCCCACTTGTCAAATAAAAGAAAGTGAGTTACATTGTTGTTGCCAAGACGCATGGGGATTGACAAATGGCAAGCGAAGTGAGAATGGACGCATTCAAAGCGCCCCGCTCGACAGTCCCCAGCCGTGTTGGTGAAACTAAAGAAGTCCCGAAAAAGTGTTGAATTGCGGACAAGTAGCGCAGTATCTGACAGAAATAGCAAGTAACCAACAACCTATACTACTTCCATAACTGGGTAAAGTATGAATGTGATTGATGCACTGCCAAACAACCTAAAGAAAAAAGGTCGCCCCAAGGGTGCTGTGAACAAAAAGTTCACTATGGCTACCTATGCTGAAAGACCTGCGGCTCTCCTGCCAAAGACTGAAGTTCAGCGCATCAAAGAACTCAAAGACCTTCTGATAAACAGTGCAGGTTCCAATGTCGTTCACAAAGCAATTGAGATTGCCATGAATGATGAACACCCAGCACAGGCGGCTATGCTCAAACTCTGTATGGACAGGATGCTTCCCGTCAGTCTGTTTGAGAAAGAAGGAAAGCAAAGGAATGCCGTTACCATCAATATCACAGGCATTGGGGAAGTAAATCATACTCCTGTGATTGATGCAGAAGATATTGAGTCACGCAATGTCTAATAAAAGTGAAAGGCATGAAGCCAAACTTAATGGCGACAAGTTTTACTTCACTGGTAAGCCATGCAAGCATGGACATATTGCTCCTAGATACACTGGCAAGGGGACTTGTACTGAGTGTATGAAACTGTCTTTTGATTTGAAAAAAGAAGATAGATTGCAAGAAATGAAGGCCAACTACTCGTCCAAAAAAACAGAATATTCTGAAAGGATGGTAGATTGGCGCAATAGGAATAAGCACAAGCAAGCAACATACTCCTCTCAAAAAAGATCGGCATTGCTACTTAGAACTCCAAGATGGCTGTCTACTGACGACAAACAAAAAATTGAGGAGTACTATTACACCGCCCATATGCTTGGAATGCACACTGGCGAACACTACCATGTTGACCACATAGTGCCATTAAGAGGCAAGATGGTTAGTGGATTAAATGTTCCTTGGAATCTTCAAATCCTTGAAAAGCAAAAAAATCTTCAAAAGGGAAATAGGTTTCATGTCTGATTTAAATTTTTCACTGTTGCCATGGCAAGAGACTGTTTTTAAAGACCCTACAAGATTTAAGGTAATTGCGGCTGGTCGTCGATGTGGTAAATCAAGACTTGCAGCAACAATACTGATTATTGAGTCTTTGAAATGCCCTCCTGGTAGCGCAGTTTTATATGTGGCCCCAACAAATGGACAGGCAAGACAAATTGTGTGGGATGTGTTGTTAGAGATTGGACGGGATGTTATTCAAAACAGTCACATCAACAATATGGACATCACCATGATAAATGGTGCAAAGATTTATGTTCGTGGTGCTGATAGACCAGATACCCTGCGGGGTGTGTCCCTTACCTATGCAGTGCTAGACGAGGTTGCAGACATTAAGCCTGAAGCCTGGGAGCAGGTGATTCGTGCTTCTTTGTCAGACAAAAAGGGCAGAGCCATATTCATTGGCACACCCAAGGGTCGCAACTGGTTCTATGATCTGTTCAAGATGGGCCAAGA